ACCTGCAAGTCCGCGAAGTCCTTCACCTTATCGAAAACCATCTGCACGATTTCTTCCAGCTTGCTCACGGGGAATAATGGCTTGAAAACCGCCGGAATGTAGTTGTAGAGGTTTTCGATGACCCACGCCATCTTCTGCTTCCCAGCTTTTTCAACGTCCGAGAACACCCACTCCGCATCGGATATCAGCTGCGCGATAACCCCGCGAAAAACCGAGGACGTTTTGAAGTATTCAATCAGAAATGCACCGAGAACGAGCGCGACACCCGCCGCGATATTGATAATAAGTTGCCAGTTCATAATACACCGCCTTTCACAATTACATTATACCACACGCGCCGACTGCATGCAACATCACTTTCCGTACTTAGTCTTTAGCGCGTCAAAAAGCTCTGTAAAAACGTCTTTTCCGATCTTGCCAGCCTTGATCCCGAACAGCACGAGGATTTCAACCGTTGTCCAATCGAACCATCTATTGATTAATTGAGTAGGTTCTTCAACGCCAAATTTCATAGCGACAAGCACCGCAGCGGTAAACACCACGTTCAGTGCCACAATCAGGACGATAACGCCCTTTGAAAATTCGCCCTTTGGCGCATCGGACAGACGCTTCATTCTAATACCTCTTTGGATCACCGTAGTAATCCCACGCGCTAAACTTCTGCGTCTTGCGCGTCATAAAATTGAACACACGGCGGTTGTTCGCTTTCGTAAGCTGGATGCCATAAGCACCGCCCACCGCTTCGACAACATACCCGCCGCCAACGTAAAGCCCGATATGCCCGCTCCTGCAAGCCCAATCGCCCGCTTGCGGGTTACTCGTCCGCACAGTGTGACTTGCGCCGAGCGTGTTCGCGTTTGCATCGAAGCCGGAATCGTAGACTTTATGCTTGCGCATAAGCCCGACGATCATGCCCGAACAGTCACAGCCGGGCAACTGGAACATGGAGCGCATCGCCGTTTTCATCATGAGATCATCTCGGCCACCGTCGAAATACGGCGCATAGTTTGATTTGCGGAAATACGCTTTCAGCTTCGATTCCGTCATTACATTCAGCGATAAATCCTTGTTATACAGATTTCCTCCGCGAATGTAAAAGCCCGTCATAGCTTCAGGGCTTGCGTCCGCTTCGACCGCCCATTGTAGCGCGTCGAGGCTAATCTCGCGCCGAAGTTCGGAAACTTGCGCGAGTGCCGCGCCAATTGCCAGTCTCGCCGCCTGAGAGAACCGCTCTGGAATAGCAACTGCTTCTACGATTGGTTTGTCCGTGTTATCGGAAAACAGCGCAGTCCAAGTAAGAACGCCAACGATTCCATCTGCTTCAAGACCGTTCGCGTTCTGAAATGCTTTTACCGCTTTCAATGTGTCGCTCCCGAATGTTCGCTTTGTGGCGGCGTGAAGAAAGCCAAGTTCGACAAGGCGTTGCTTTGCGTAGAGCACATCGTCGCCGCTCATGCCTTTTTTGATGTTGCGTGTAAATTCCATGCGAGCCGCCTTTCTGTTACCAAATCGCTTTAATGTTTCGTTTGTCGCGAACGCCAGACAATAGAAGCTGTTGCGGATTATCCGCGTCAATCTCGCCGCTTGGATTATGCATCTTACGCATTGCGTAACCTCCGAAGCTCTGCCATGATTCCGCAGAGACTACTACGGTTTTTCTGCGCGTGATCGTGTTCGTGCGAAGATCAACAACGATTCGCCCAGGCTTTGTTATTGCTCCTTTGTGCGAGTGTCCAACTACAAGCGCATCGAGCCCCTCGATCACATATGAGAATCGCTCGTTTCGGTTGACCGTTGCGCCCGTCAGAACGCCGCCGCCTGCGCCATGCGTGACGTATAGCAAGTATGTGTTTTCCGCGCCCGTTCTGCCGTTGCCCTTGTCTGCCGTGCCAACTCCAATTTTGAGAAACGCGCCGTCCTGCCTGTACAAGTCCTCAATGTCAAGCTTGCTCATCACGTCGTACATCGGATCATCGTCTGCGTCTTTCTCGCTCCGCGCTTCGTGGTTGCCTATCGTGGCGCAAAGAATCAAGTGCTTAATCGGCTCTAAATATTCCGTGAGTGCTTTCTTTTGATCTCGCGGGCGCATAATGTCATCAAACGGACTGCCTACGCTCGATCTTGTGTTGTTGTTTATCATGTCCCCATTAAGCACGATGTATGTGTTTTTCTGCTTCGGTAGCCATGCGCAAAACTTCGCCCATTCTCGTTCGTTGCAAAGAATTGACTTGAGGTGCAGGTCGCTCACTGGTAGAATCGTGATTTCTGACGCATCTGGAAAACTGTGCTGAATCAGTTCAAAACTATCCTTCATTCGCCCTCCATATGTTGTATAAGATACTGTGATTATACAACATTATGTAGTTTGTGTCAAATTCAGCGCAGAATCCATAGGGCTTCACGCCGCGTGATATAGCCAGAATTTACACAAGCCCATACCTCGCAGGAACTTATTTCATTTCGCTCCCACGCGTCTCGGAGAGCAAGGACTTCTGCGCGTTGCACGTTATACTCCGTAAACTTCAGAGCACGTTACTGTTGTCGTTGTTCTCGTTTCTCCGAACCGGCCGAACCGGATAAAATAGTTTCCGGTGACAGCCGACACGTCTAGCGAAACAAGCGCGCTGGCTCCGTTTAGCGGAATCTGCACTTCCGCATAGTTCGTTGTAAGTGCGTAGTCTGAGGCTACTATGCCAAAGTAGAGTAATGCATCAGAGTGCGAGGAAGACCCATAAAAATATAATGTTTTGATATTCGTAAGGTCTATCTCGTTTTTGCTATATGCCCAACCTACTGCATCATAAATGGTGAGCGTAAGTGCGCTTGCGCCTTTCGACAAGGAGACTGACTCGCCCTTGCTCAGCCATGCCAGCCAATCGCCCGCGAGCACGCCAATCGCACCATGGTTATAAAGCCACATTCGAGAGCCGTATCCTTTCAAAAATTGAATCTTGTTCATGCGTTCGCCGCCCCCACTTGCGCCCGACCTACCCACTTCCCAAGTAGCGGGCTGTACGAAAACAGGATGTCGTACGTGTATCCACTCGTGAGCGTGGGCGCACCGCTAGGCCAGACCAGCGTCCGACCGTCGAGCGTCCACGTGACTTCCGCAGTTTCGGTCGCCTTGATCGTGAGAATCGTATCGCAAGTTCCATACGGGACGTTAGAGAAGGTGACCGTTTTTCCAGTAGCATTCCCGATGGTGAACGAGAAGTTTTTCGTATGCTTCCTAGCAAAATCGCAAGCGAACGCATTTGAGTTTTCGGTGACGCTGTTCACGTCCTCAAAGTCACTTGCAAGCGTGATAAAGTCGCGCCTGTCTCCAATGTCGCTGGTGGCTATGGTATTGTCGTTCGCCGCGCGCGTGATCGCCGCGAGGATGGTTCCGTTGGCGGGCGTGGCGGGCTGCGCAGGCGATGCCGCCGCAGTCCCCGCAAGGTACGTCACCACGCCAGCGCTGGACACGTATACGATGTCAATGCGCGGTTTCGTTGCGTCCGCCGCCGTTGCCGCAAGCGCAGAAACGGAATCAAACGAATACCGTTTTCCCTCTGGCGTTATGACGCTCCCAGCCGAAACTGCAACGGTTTGATTTGGGCTTCCTTGTGCCGTAACTGCGCCGCCGCTAAACACGCCAACGTTCGCCGCCATTGCCAGAGCGGTCGGGTCTGCGTAGTCTACTCCGGCAGTCATTTCGGCTTGCGCTCCGATATCAGCCGGAGTTAGTTCGTCATCCCCACCAGTTGCATGCGTGCTCGCGTGGTCAGGAATGCCGCCCGCGATTGCGATTGCGAGTTGCGTTTTCAGTTCGTTGAGCAGTGCGATACCTGTCTCTCTGTATTCGTCGATTTGTCCACAATACGCCGTGTTATAACGCAAGTCCTCAATCATGCCATCGGTGAGCGTTACCGCGTTCGCCGGAATGGTGATTTTAGCCGACGCTACATCGGTTGCAGAAACGAACGTCGCGTAAGCCGCCGCGTCATCATCCGTGAACTCGCCCGTTGCAACGTCGAGCCGAACACCGACGTAAAACACCTGTTCGCTTGCAGATGAGGTGAATGTAATATCGGTATCTTCGGTATTCCATGCAATGTAACCGTTTTTGCAAACGAAAAACGGTTTTACGGTGCATGTCAAGCCCGTTTTTTTGACAACCTGAAAGCCCGTCGTGGTCACTTCTGCCGCACCGTCGCCCAAACACTTGTGGATGATCTTGGCGAGGAAATCAGACCCCTCCGCTTTATTGCCGATTGCAAAACCGTCCCCGTTGATCGTCCATGAATCGGACGTGAAAAATCCTGATCTAAACAAGTCTGTCAACCACCTTTTCGATATATTTCTTTAGCGATAAATAATTCTCGCCAAACTTCGGGATAATTACGCTCCGTTTCGGCTCGTATATAGTCTGCGCCTCTGCCAGCGGAACGGACATGATGATCCCGCGCGACTGGTCGATTACGTCCACGATATCGCCAACTTTGCATTCAGTGCCGAGTATCGGGTGCGTGTTGGGTAGAATCTCGCCGTCGATAATCTCTATCGGCTTGTAGCTCTGTAGCGCGTTGTAGCCGATATCGTAGAGGCTCATGGTGTGCGAGGATGTGCCGTAAACGACGGCGTCAACACCCGCGACGGATGCCGTAAACGTCGAAAGCGTCCAGTTCTTTCCGTCAGACGAGTAGGCGTGATACTTGCCTGTGAACGAATATGCGTGGAACGTTCCGTCTGTTTCATTAAAGCAAACGGTGATGTAATTGGGCGTCCCGCCAGCTGGCGTGCAATCCGTCCACGTTTCGCCGCCATCGTCAGACCACATAATCATATTTGTCTGACCAATGGAAACCAATACGCCGTTTCCATATGCAACATCAAGAAATCTTTGACCAGTGAGCGCGCTTAATTCAACGATTGTGTATGTATCAAATTCATCGTCGCTATAAATAACGGCCGGTGTAAAAGTCCCAGACCTGTAGATATATCCAGAAACAATCAATCGATCTCCCGCGACGGCACAATTTTGCGAAGAAAAGGACCCTCCCGTTACATCAAAACGTGTGAAACTCCACGTTTCGGCGTAATCGTATGATCTGTAATAATATCCACCAGCTCCAAAAGATAAAAACCTACTTCCAGACCAGATTGGTGAAACGATTTTTGCCCCTCCTGTGTTTTGAATCGTCCATGTCGTTTTGTTGTAACTCCTGAGTATGTTGCTACTGTTTCCTGTTGCGAGATACATTCCGTCGTAATACAAAGCGCCTTCAAGCGCAACCGCAACACCGCTTGTCTGTGGAGTCCACGTGATTGCATCTGTTGATGTTAAAATCACGCCACCATCCCCACAAACAATGAACATGCCATTCTGGTAATCAACCGCCCAGAGCGCACCATATCCCGACGTTACGCGGCTGGTGAAAGTCACGCCATCAGTCGAACTTGCAATAAACCCAACGCCAGGCGAGTACTGCCCCACCATGACATACATGTTCGTCGCTTCGCTATCGTCTGCCCCCGCGCTCGTACCGCTAACGTAAATGGTGCGCTTTGGTTCGCCGTTTGACAAATCCACAATGACCGTCTGCGGGTCTGTTTCCGCTTCGTCACACACGACAGCGCAGTTGTAGTAGTCGGTTTTGTTGCGCTCATACTCGATGTTCTGGACGTTTCCAAGTGACGCGCTGAACGTGGCGAACGCGTTATCTGTTTGGTCTTGGGTTCGGTCAAGGCTCTGGATAATGTCGAAAACAATCTCGTCGTTCACGTCGTCGTAAGTCAACGAGAACGAGAACCCGCGCTTATTCAGTTCCGTGTACAGGAAGTCGGACAGCGACCCGCGCATTGCGTTCGCATCCATCGCGCGCGCGTAACCATGCAACGTGCCGAGCGTGAACTTGTCGATTGCTTGCCAACTGGTCGAGCCGCACAACGAATCAACCAGCGTTCTGATTTCCGTTTCGAGTTTGCCTTGAATGCGTGACGGCGTGGAAATTACAACGCGGCTCAGCAGGACATTCAGATTGTGACCAGACAACGAAAGCTGATTGTTCGCGCTCGCGTCTTTCGTGTTGATCGTCGCAATCTCAAACATGCGACCGTCAACGAAAATGTAAGCCGCGTCCTTGACATCGTTGTATTTCTCAACGGGCAGAACGAGTTTGAAATCACCGTCCGCGTTCCACCTGTCCGTATAGGTCAGCGAGGAAAACGTGTCGATAGGTTTTCCGTAAATCTCTAAATTCGCATCGTACAGCTTGATATCCACGTCAACCCCTGTACCTTTCTCGCCAAGTGAGGGACTTGGACAGATTGTCCACGCCACTATCAGCAGACACAGTAAGAGTATTGCTACCCACCGCAAGCGCGAAGAACTCCGATAACCGATCATACCGACAAACAACTCCATTCAAGGTCGTGTATTTGTCACGTTTCATCGTCGAGATTACGGCAATGTCGCCATCCGCAAGCGTTTCTTTGATCGTCACGTAATCGCCAGCCGCGTTCGCAACTTTCGGGTTTACAACCGCCCCGCTTGCGGTCAGCGTCAAGATGAATCCCGCTGATTCGTGACCTCCGACCGTAAACATTATATCATTTCCAGATACCACTACGCCAGTGGTTAATCCCACATCGACAATAAAAGATAGCGGGAACGAAATGAGCGGCGTTTCGGCGCGGAACATGTGCGTGTTCAGTTCGCCAACGAACCACGGGTCAGGCATAACGAACGTGACGAGGATATACGGTTTCTCGTTCCACTTCGCACCGCGACGCTTCTTAACGTCCGCAATCCTGCCGTACCCAATGCGCTCAACGCCGTTTTTGTATATGGTCAAAATTGAACTTGCCTTTGCGTCCATGTAGGATTTCAGCAGGAGTTCGGTTGCGTCAATCTGCGCGCTCGTGGTGACTTTGGATCGGATTTCCAAATCGATGTAGCGCGGGAGATACCGAGGCGGGCGCAGTTCGTAGGAGCCGTCATCCGTTGCGATTTCTTCAAGCGAAACATCCGCTTCCATGTAGTCATCGCCCTGAACGCTCAGACAGTCCCAATCATAGTCTGCGCCCGTTTGGATTACGTTCGTTCCAATCTGGAGTTTGATTTCTTTTCTATCAGGCATATAGCACACCCGCCAGTTCACGACTGATTCTATTCGCCGTTTGTGTCGGCGTGGTCACGGGCTGGTTGAAGTTGATCGCGCCGATGGTCACGCCGGACATAGACCCAGCACCAGCCAATGCAGCCCCGTACAGCCCCGTAGAGCCGCTTACAGACGCGCTAATAGTCGGGTTATACGTTTCCCCCATCACGCCGTCCATAAGCGACCTCATGGAGCTCTGCGCATATCCTGCATACTTTAGTATACCATCTCCAAGACCCAAAGACAACATCTTTCCGACTTCCTCACGCATGACTGTTGATGGCGATTTAATACCAAATAGTCCCTTGATGTAGGATAAGACGCTGCTAACCCATCCTCTTAGTTTTCCATACAACCAAGATGTTGCATTTGAAATCCCGTTAAAAATGCCCTTAACCATGTTCAAGCCGATATCCGCAACCTGTGGCGCGAGCGATGCAAACGCATTGACCAGTGCCATGATAATTTGCGGTACAGCGGCGATCAACTGAGGTAGTGCCGCAATCACGCCGTTCACAATTGCAACGATGATATCCGCAGACGATGCAAGCAGTGTCGGAAGATTCGCCACGATTGCGTTAATCAACGAAATGATGATCTGCGGCGCGGCTTGAACCAACATCGGAAGCGCGGCGAGAATACCTTGCGCAAGTCCGTTCATGAGCTGAATCGCCGCGTCTATCAGCATGGGGATGTTCTCGATCAGCGTGTTAATGATCGTGATTACGACTTGCACGATAGTCGGGATCAGCGTCGGTGCCTGTTGAGCAATTCCGAGAGCCAGTGTCGTGAGAATCTGCAATGCTGTTTCAATCAGCATCGGCAAGCTTTCCAACACAAACCCCGCGAACTGGCTGATTAAGTCAAACGCGGCAGTAACCAGCAGCGGCATATTGTCCATGATCGCCGTCGCGAGTGCTTGCAGAATAGAACCGCCTACCTCGATGATCTGCGGGATTGCTTGCGCGATCTTATCCGCGAACTGACCGATCCCCTCATTGATGCTGTCAAGACCGCTCATGTCACCCGTGAACAGCTTTGCAAGACCGTCCGTGACCAGCGTCAGCGACGGAAGGAATTCTCCCATCATGCGGTTTTTCATGCCCGTAAGAGTCTGCAGCATCAACGAAACGGAGTCGCCAAAATCGTCCGATGCTTTCACCGCTTCGTCCGACATCACAAGACCGTAATCCTCGGCTTGCTTGCGCATTTCCTCGATGCTCGTTGCGCCCTGATTGAGAATCGGGAGAAGTTCCGTAGCACTTCGACCAAACAAGTCTGCCGCTAGAGCTGTGCGCTCGTTGCCTGCCTCCATGCTCGACAATTGCGCGATTGTCGTGTTGAATAATTCCTCGGTAGAAAGCGAAGCAAGCTGCTCCTGTGAAATACCGAGAGCCTTAAACGACTCGCTTCCAGCAACGGCAGACTCGGACAACTTTTTCATGCCGCCCTGCAATACGCCGATGTCAACGTCGCTCTGACCTAGAATGTAACGCCACTCTTGGAAACCTTGCGCGGACATGTTCAGCTTTTGAGACATGTCGTTGACTTCCGAACCGTAGTCAGAAACATTCATCGCGCCTTTTATAAACGCACCGCCGAGAGCGATAGTGGCAGTAGAGATCGCGCCGACTACAGCCGCCGTACCCTTAAACGCCGTACCGAGTGCCTTAGCAAATTTTGCACCTTTTTTACTGGTTCCTTCTATTCCCTTGTCTACGTCTTTATCGTCATATGCAACCTTGACGAATAAATCCATTAAATTCACGGTTTCACCTTCAATCCGCACCGCTGGATAACATCAGCAACGATTTCTTCACCGCTCCGCTCGTCTTTCGGCGCATGGTCGATAAGTTCAGCATACCTTTGTACAGACTGGTACTTCATTCCCATTGCCATTGTCCGTAGCATATCCGTGGTATATATGCGGTAGCTTAAATCCTCGCGCTCTTGAATAAAGCGGGCAACCATGTAC